AAAAGAAAAGCAAAAAAAAAACCACAAGGTATATTAAAAAAAATGTGGTATCGTATAACTGGAAAAACTAAAAAACAAGAAAATGCAGCAAAAAAATTATATAATGTTAATAAATTATTAGAAGAAACAAAACAGTATAACAATTCACAAGAAAAAACAGTAAAAAATATAGAAGCACAAGCAACACAAAAAGCAACACAAAATCAAATAAAAAGTTTACAAACACAATTAGCAACTCTACAAAAAACAAATGCTACAATTAAATCTTCTACAACACCATCTTCTACAACACCATCTTCTACAACAACATCATCTAAACCACAATCATCTAAAACACAATCTTATCAAGATATTAAAACTAGAATACCTACTAAATCTAAACTAGGAACATATTTTAGTAATAGAGGTAAGGAAGCAAAAAGAACAAAAAGAAATGTAGCACATGGTTGGCAAGGTGTTAAAAATAAATTTGGTAAATGGGGAAGAAGTATAAAAAAGAAAACACCAAAAATATCACTACCTACATTTATAAAAACACGTAAAACTAAATCAAAGAAAACTTTAAAGACAACTTTTGGATATAATCATAATAAAGCACAAGAACTTATTGCTAAACACGATACATTTTCTACTCAAATTAAACAAATAGAAAGCACATATCCATATGATAAAAAATCACCAGATTATTTAGCAAAACAAGCCAAAGTTCAATTACTAGAATCAAAACAAAAAAATTTAGAAGGACAACTTAGATATACTACAAAAGATATATCAAAAACAAACACAAATTTTATAAAAAATAATGGTAAATTTAATATAGAAGCACTTAAAACTAATATAACAGGTAAAAAAGATATTTATGAATTTAATCAAAAACGTACTAAAGAAAATATATTACAAAATATAATACAAAAAAGACAAGAAATTGAAAAATTAAAAACTAACAATAAACCAATAAATAAAAAAACACTTAAAACAGCACAAAAAGACTTACAAAAACTTGTTAAACAAAGAACAAAAATAGAAAAATCAAATACTATTAGTAAATTAAACGCACGTAGTAAAATGAAAAGTTCAACAATATTTGGAAAGAAATTAGGAAATATGGGTGATAAATTAGGTGCTTCATTAAGTTTTAAATCAAGTTTAATTAGAAAAAATACTTTATCAAATCCAGACAAAAAAGCAGTATTAAAAAAATATACATCTAAAGAAAAATTAGAAAAAGCAAAGAAGATAGAAGAAGATGTAGTTAATATGTTTAAAAATAAAAATATAAATATAGATATAAATAATTATGAATTTAAAAACGAACATTTAAATGCTCTAAAAAGTTCTCCAGATAGAAAACTTTTTAAACAATTTCTAAATTTACAAGAACACAAGAAAAAACTTAACAAAATTATGTATGGAAATACTACATCAAAAAACACAATAAATAAATTAACAAATAAAAACAAATATAATGAATTAGTTACCAAATTACAAAATTCAAAGATTACTTTTACTCGAAATGATTTAAATAAGCTTCAAGACTTCCAAAGTAGACTTAATTTTAGTCCAAATAAAGACTTACAAAAATTAATTTCTCTAAAAGAAGATGAATTAGATGGATATATTACACTTGCCCCCCCCTAAAAAATAAATCTCCAAACAACTTAACCAATTTACAAAACCAACTGGGTAAATAATTAACATTCTCAAACAACATTATAAATAATAATCACCATTATCATAATAATTAAAATAAGACTTAATACAATCCAATTTCCTTTAATTGTATTACATTTACCATTTTTACTACTTTTTAATCCATTATAATTTGTTTCATCATTATTATCATAAACATTTTCATTTATATTAACAGTAAATCCTTCACTTATACCCATTATTTTATTAGAAGGGTCATTTAATTTACCATTATAAGGATAAACCATTTTTCTTTTTATATTTTTATAATTATCATTATAATTATTATTTACATTATTATTTTTATAATTATTATTTACATTATCATTTCTATAATTATTATTTTCATTTTTTTTTTTATTAGTATTATTATTAGTGTTGCTAGAAACATTTTTTTTTACACTATGGTATTTATCCCAAAAACTAACACTTTCTCCGCCTAAAGTGCTTTCAGCCCAATTACCATTAACCCATTGTGGTGGTTGTGCCACATTTAATTTATTCCATCTGTATTCAGGACTGGTGCTAATTTTTCTATTACCTATTCCTGTTCCAAAGGCTACGGGGACAAAATCTTCGTGTATAATATCATTACCAAAATCTGTTTTATCATAAGAAAGTCCTGTATAACTTGATTTATCACTATTGCTATATTTATTTGTAACACCTGTATAAGTTCTATTAAGATATATCTCTTTTCCACAACTATTTATAATTTTCTTATCAAATAAAACCATTACTGAAGGATTAAAATACATATTTGGTCCGCTATAACTTACACCTCCACTAGCGTAATGTTCATTACCATCGGCACCACCACTACCTTGACCGCCACTATTATAAACTTTATCACCATTATTTGGGGTAGCAATTTGAATACCAATAATTCCTATGTCTATAGCATCAGCAATATTACTTGGTAAATCATCAAATAAAACAACCCGTTTAAAATCTTCTATTTTATAATGTTTCATTATTTTATAGATATATTCATTTTTATTAGGGGGTAAATTAAAGCCCCTACAGGTTCTTTCATCATAAACAGGAGCAATAAGATTATTTCTAGTAAAAAAAGTTTGATTAAATCCCATAATTCTATCCATATAGGCTTTAATGATTTCATAGGTGCCAAAACTAGCAATTGCTACATATTTTCCGTGTGTTATTAAATATTCTACTAATCTTTTAAAATATCGCCAATGAGGAACTTCACTTGTAAGTTGAGCGTCTGTTCTTTCTCTTATAGCAATAGGATCCATATTTGATTTATAATAATACTTTGTATCAATAAGCGTGTCATCAAAATCCCAAACCCATAATTTACATTGTTTAAGAAGATAATAAGAAATAACTAAATCATTTTTATAGGTTTGTTTAGTTGGTGTTGGTGTTGGTGTTGGTGTTGGTGTTGGTGTTGGTGTTGGTATAGGTCTAGAATTATTATTATTTGAGTTTGACATTTTTTACTTTTATATTAAGACTATATTATTTAATTTGATATTAATTATATATTATTTAATTTGATAATAATTATAAAAAAATAAAATATTAAAAAAAGTCAATAGATAGATATCTACTGTTTTTGTTTTCAAACTTGACCTCCCATATTATCAAAAGGATTTGGAACATTATTGGCACCTAGAGGTGCCGGTGGCACATCCTGGTCGACCACATTTCGATTTCTTGGTCGTATAACCAAGGGAGGAGGTCTCGGACGGTTTTCCGGACGGTTTTCCGGCATCATGTTTCTATAATCATCAAACTCCTGCCTGCCCCGGTTGACCACATTTTGATTTCTTGGTTGTATAATCAAGGGAGGAGGTCTCTGAAGGTTTTCCGGACGGTTTCCCGGCATCAAGTTATTATTGTTTAGATTATTATTGTTTAGATTTACCATTTTCAAACCAAGAAGCAACTATTATAAATTATATACTAATTATAAAATACAATTTTTTTCAATTTTTCCAATTTTTTCTATTTTTATTTTAATTAAATAAAAATATTATATAATATTAATACTATAATTATAAAACTATTCTCCAGAACTATTTTTTATCATTGTAATTTAATTCTAATTAAAATGGCTGATTATTCTATCTATTTATTTCACATCTTATTTGTTGGTCCATTACTTATTGCTATTGGTTTATATCACGATCATAAAAATTTCCCTAAAATGATTTGGGATTTACTTGTTATTATGGGTATGGGTATTACATTATACCATAGTTTTTTGGCTTATAATAGATATCAATTAGTTAATTCTAAGTAAATTTTTACTATAGTAAACTAAACTATAAAATATATATAACATAATAAAAATAAGAAAAAAAATAATTCATTAAATTTTTAATTTTTTATTTTAAATTAAAATTAAATTAAATTAAATTAAGTTGAGTTAATTTAAATAAATTTACATACCTCCAGGGAAGTTAACAAGGTTGGCACCAATACCAAAACCAACGCCCATATTAACGGGATGGCTTAAAGAAGGCATCATAGTGTCAATAATAGCGAAGGTGCTAGCGGCAACAAGAGCAAGGGCAATGACGGCTTCAAAATCAAATTTATTTTTAGGAAGGATAATAGCAGCAATAGCAACAATTAAACCTTCAAGGACGTATTTAACAACACGTTTGCAAAGTTCGCGAGAATCCATTTGAATAATTAGTTTAGTTTAAATAGTTTTATAAAATTGAATATTTATATTTTACAATATATTATATTATACAAAGAATAAAAATTTTTTAAAATAAATAAATTAAATAAATTAAATAAAATAAATAAATTAAATAAATTAAATAAATTAAATAAATTAAATAAATTAAATAAATTAAATAAATTAAATAAATTAAATAAATAAACAAATTTAAATTAAATAAATTAAATAATAATTTTATTTTAATATAAAAACAAAAAATATAATTTATATATGATAAAAAATAACACGTTGATAATTTTAATACATCATAATAATACTAATTAAAAATGGAAACTACTATTTTAGAAAACCAACAAATAGTTGAAGAAACTAAACAAGACAAAATAGTTGAAGAAACTAATCCACAAGAAAAAGAATATCAATCTCAACAATTAGAAATACAGCAACCACATCAATCACATCAAGTATCATCTTTAAAAAAAAAGAATACATCTGTGGATTATAAATATATTTGTATTAAAAAAGACCAATTTGATATATCAATGGTTTATTTAAATTATTTAAGTTTACAACAAAAGAAATTTATTGAAATTATTTATAAATCGCCGTCTGTTTTTCTAGATGGTCTCTTTTTCAAAACACCATTAATATCACATAAAGATATTATTATTTATTATAAAGATACTAAATATAATTCTTTAAATAATCCAACACTTAAAATATTATTAAATTATAAAGAGCATTCGGCATTTATTAATATTTTAAGAAGTATTGATGAATATATTTCGAATTATATAAATAAATATTCAACTGAAATTGAAAATAATTTACAAACATATTATAATGATTATCGTAGTTTATTAAATTTTAATTATGAACAGATTATTAAATTTAAATATAATAATATAATTGAATTACATATGAAATCTTATTTAGAACCAAGTATGATTACAAAAATCGAAACTAATAAAGACACTATAAATTATAATTTTACATTCAATATTTCAAATATTTATTTTAGTAATAATAATAATTTATTACCATTGGTAAAATGTAATAAATGTGAAGTCATTACTTAATATTAAATACTTTATTATTTTTTTATTATTTAATATTTATTACTTTATTTAACTATTTAACTATTTAACTATTTAACTATTTAACTATTTAACTATTTAACCATTTTAATTTTTCTTTTATATAAATTATTTATATGTAAATTTTAATATTATATTAAAATAGTAATAAATAATTATTTTAAAGATTATTTTAAATAACTATATTATTTATAAAATAAATATATTAATAAATATAAATAGAAAACTATAATTTAATCATTATGACATCAACTAATCCAAATCCTACAAACCCCAATCCTACAAATCCTAATAGTACTAATCCCAATCCAGTCCCATCATTAGCAAAATGTAATGGTGGCACTCCTCCTAATTATAGTAGTTTAAGAAAAGATAATATTGATAAAATAAAAACATATTATAATACATTATTAGATAACTATACCAAAGCCTATACAGAATATACAACTAATAAAAATAGTACCATAATATCAGATAGAGAAGACGCCGAGGCTATATTAAAACCAAGAGCCGAAGCATACAATACACAAATTATAAATCTTAGTAAAGAACTTATCACATCGGTGAATAGAGATACAGATTTAATCTTAGACCAAAAAAATGATTTGGAAGAAAAACAAAAACAAATTGATACATTATTAAATAATACTAAAATGTTAAAATCTAAACAAAGAGATAGCACAATTTCTGAAAAAGCACGTAATGATAGTTTAAACACTACTAAAGTAGGAACAGAAGAATTACAATTTACATCACATATGTATATGGCTTTTAATATATTATTAGTTATATTAGTTGTTGGATTTATTATTTATTTAGTATATTCAAATACTGATACAACAACAAATAATAATCAAAATTCAATTAATTCTATTTATAAAAATATAAAAAAAAACAATTAAATATATTCATTTTATTTTTATTCATTTTATTTTTATTCATTTTAATTTTATTCATTTTAATTTTATTCATTTTAATTTTATAAATTAAAATATATTAATAAAATATAAATATAATAATAATATAATAACTATTATAATAAGTAATATAATATAATAACTAAAAAAAATGGAAATGAGTAATGCTGATTATGAAATATTATTATCTGATATAAAAAAAACAATAGATAAAAATGATGAATTGTTTAAATTAATTCAAAAAGCAAATTACCCCGACGCAGGTTCTTATTCTAGCAATCTTTTAAATTATAAAATAGATACACAAGTGACAGATTTAAAAAAAGCAAGAACTCAAATTTGGGACTTTTTATCACAAAAATATGAAGAAAATTCAAATCTAAGAGCCTATTATTTTAGTGAAATCCGTAAAGTTGATACACATATTGAAGAATTAGAAAAAGAAAAAACTAAATTAATAAATAGAATAGAAACTAATAAAATTAAACAAAATACATTTAGTAAATCATTAAAAAATGAAAAATATAATTATTACAAAATGGAGTATTATTTATTCCTTTATAAATTACTTGTGTTTATTCAACTTGCGATTTTAGCAGTGATTACCTTATGTATTGTTGGTATTTTACCTAAAACAACGTGCTTAGTTCTTACAGTCATTATTTTAATTGCTACTATTGCTTTTGTATCCTATTATGTATTTTATGTTAATATTGGGCGTAGTAAATTTAGTTGGGGTAAATTTGAACATAACAATGATGTTTCAGCAGTTAAAGGAGGTCAATGTGTTGATAGCACTGGTGTTTCTCAAAGTGATAAGGCTAAAGCCAATGTTGATGCTAAAATAGATGAAATTATTAAAGAAAGTAAAAATGATGAACTATGTGAAGATGAAAATTGATATATAAATTGATATATAAATTAATATAAAAATTCATATTAAAAATTCATATTAAAAATTGATTTTAAAATTATTATTTTGTTTTTAAATATTTTTAATTATAACCAATACTATAGTATTTATATAAAAATTGATATAGACTTATTATATCAATAAAATAATAGTATAAATGTCTATTAAAGATAAAAATAATGATAGTCTTATACTTATATTTAAACATAACTCAGTTATAAATAATGAAAATGATGAAAATATTGAAATGTCATTAAATGATTTTCTATCTAAAATAAATCAAATCACATCTTCAAAAAATATTATTGACGTATGTAATAGTATTGAATTATATAAACCTTCTACAATTAGTTATTCAGCATCAGAAGCAATACATTATAAAACTGCTTTACGAGGTGATAATAATAGATTTATTTATAACTATATGATTAAAAAAATAAATTGTGATATCAATCCTAGTATTAATTCTACTATAAAAAAAGGTATTGCTATTATAAAATGGAAATTATATGATTTTATGATAAAAAGAGAAAAAGAAAAACGAAGAATGAGAAAAGAAATAGATTATGATGATTCAATTATCAATTGGTTAAGTTTATTAATTGGAATTTATCTTTATTTTGATGAAAAAGATGAAATGAATTTTAAACAATCAACATTATTAGAAGAAATAACGAAGCCATTTACTAGTCATAGTTTTACATCTTCTCAATATTAACTATTAAATTATTTTTTTATCATAATTATTATTATATTTTACATAATTATTATTGTATTTTACATAATTATTATTGTATTTTACATAATTATTATTGTATTTTACATAATTATTATTGTATTTTACATAAATTTTTTTAAGACTTTTTCTATTTTATCTTGTTTTACTTTACCAAATGTAATAATTTGAACTTTATTAAACTCAAATAAGTCATTTGCACTTAATTTTAATTGTTCTTCTGTAATAGATTGTATTTTCTTTATTCTCATATCAATTGTTTCAAAAGGTTTATTATATAAAATTTTCGAAGAATAATATTCATTTTCATCTTCAATATCATCAAATGATGTTTTATATATATCGCAATAATTTTTTTTATTATTTTCAAGTTCAGTCTTATTCGTACCGTGTTTTTTAAATTTAACTAATTCTTTAAAGATATGTTCTAGACAATTTAATGTATCATCAGGCTCATTTTGGGTATAAATATTAAAATACCCTACTTCTTCATAATTAGTTATATCACAACTAATAGTATAGGCTAATCCTAGTTTTTCTCTAATTTCTACAAATAAACGACTACTCATATTACCACCTAAAATATTATGAAGTAATTTATAATAATAGTTGTTTGGGTCAAAATAGCCTTTGGTTTTAAATATAATATTAACATAATCTTGAGTTAATTTTTTAGAAATACATTTTACTGAATAATAGGGATTTTTATCTACAAAAGGAACTATATGTGATACTTTAGGTTTATTTAAATTCATTGGTATAGGTATTGAAATAGGTATGAAATTATTATGGGTTATTTTTTTTGATTTTTTTGTTTTTTTTATTTTTTTTGATTTTTTTGTTTTTTTTGTTTTTTTTATTTTTTTTGTTTTTTTTGTTTTTTTTGATTTAAAATCAGTTGATTTATGTGTTAGAGTATGATGTATAGTATTATTTAGATTATTAATAAACATATCATTTGTGCTACATTTAGATTTAATAGGTTTAAAATAGTTATTTATTATTGTCATATATTTAGTATCATATTTACCACTAAAACTAATAAGTAAATTAGATGGTATATAATGTTTTTTATAATACTCTACAATTTCTTTTTTATTTATATTATTTAATGTATCTAGACTACCTATAATAGTATGTGCTAATGGATGACCTTTAAATATATATTCTTCAACAGTATCATTAACAACATTATCTATATCATCTAACCCGTCATTGTATTCTTGAATAATTACATTTCTTTCTGTAGTAATATCTTTTTGTCTCATAAAAGAATGATATACCATATCACTTGTAATATTACATATTAACTCTACATTTTCTTTAGTAGAAAGAAATTTATAATGATAAGCAGTAATATCTTTACTTGTATAAGCATTAAAAGAAATGCCGTTTGAATCAAATGTTTTAGATATATCTAGATAATTAGGAAATTTAGGAGAACCTTTAAATAACATATGTTCGATAAAATGACTAATACCATAGACAGCGGGAGTTTCATTTTTACTTCCTACTTTAAAATAAAAATATAATGATGCTGATTCTGTATCTTTTCTATTAGGCATAATTAATACCTTTGTTCCAGATTTATTTTTATATAATTTCATTTTAGTTTTATGATTTGATTTTTGTTTTTATGATTTGGCTTTTAGTTTTATAATTTGGCTTTTAGTTTTATGATTTGTCTTTTATTTATATTCTTAATTTCTATTAATTATTAATATTATTATTTTATAAAGTCGTGCTCGTCAATTATTATAATTATATAATCGTTGTTTAGTATAATAAGTATTTGATATAATTTTATAAATAAACTAAATAATAAATAGTAAATAATAAATAACAAATACTATAATGTCAAATAAACAAGATTATAGAACATCGTTTATACAATCACAACAAATAAATCAAAAACAACAACCCAATCAACCTCAACAATTACATCAACAACCTTATTTAAAACAATCTTCTACCAATTTAAATGCTCAATTAGAAAAAGTTAATACATATTCTAATACTGATTCAATACAACCAAAGTATTCTCTAGAGACACAACAAGATACAAAACAATATTTAAAAGCAGATAATACTAGATTAAATTATGATAATAAAAATATAAATTTACATAACACTAGATTTACTAGTGATATTATTAGTAATAATCAAATAAAACCAACGGGACAAAATGGACAAAATATTAAAAACGGTCAACATGGGCAAGCAAATAATAATCAAGTATCTCATTCAAATTCAAATTCACAATTTATAACTAAAGTAAGTGATAAAATATATACACATTTTAAAACTAAATATCCATCAACAATAGATGCTTCTGGATTTAATAAAAATACTATAACTACGATTATTAATCAATCTATTAAAAAAGCACCTTTAAATGAAAAATCGATTAATAAAATAATTGAAATCATTGACCATAAGTTTAAAATGACAATTAATAGTGATAATAGAAAAGGATCCCAATACAATACAAATTCATTTTCAATGGATGAAGAAAGTAAAATATCAGTTGATAAATATCTTGAAAATTATACAAACAAAGTCACAATTTTATCAGATAATGGTGTTAGTGGTGAAAAAGCATTAGAAGCGGATTTACCAAAAACAATGGCACCAATGAATGATACAATTAAAATAGAAAAACCTGAACCATTTAGTGAAGATTTTCCAATTAGAGATAGAGAAAAACAAACAGATATGTTAAATTCTGAAACACGTGAATATTGTTATTATGTTGTTATTAATTCTAATGATAGAAATATTGTAAAATCACCTAATCCTAATGAGTTTGTTATTGAATTTGCTCCTGCTCCTTCTGGAGATAGTCCTCAATCGGGTTATGTTGATAAAGCATTTCATAATATAAAAGCGTGTGAATTATTAAATGTTTCTATTTTAGATACAAGTGGTGAGGGTGATTCTAGTGTAGCAACACCTGCTAGTTTTCCTTATTTATTATTACAATTTGATGAATTACAAACTAATTATTATGGAACAAATTCAAATTTATCAAAGGCATTTGCTATTTTAACAGATTATACAAAAACAGGTAATTATAAATATTATAAATTATTAGGTGAAAGTTCAGAAAGTAATATTTATAAAGTGTATAATCCTAGAATAAATTTAACTAAATTAACTACACGATTATTATTACCTGACGGAACACCTTTTAATTTTGGAGCAACACATACAAATGATACATCTAATTCGTGTATTACATTTGGTTTAAGATTAACAACTATACAAAAAACATTATCAACTTCTTTTTTAAATAATGCTTAATTATTTATAAAATTAATATATATATTATATAAAATAAAAAATAAATAAAATGATTACTATAAATAATTCTTGTTAATTATCTCCTTTTATATTTATAATAAATGTAGTTATTGGCATTTATTGTAATTATTACTTATATAGTTTCTTATTTTTTACATTATTTATAACATCAGTAATATATCATAGTAATTACACAGATTTTACTTATATATTAGATAAAACATTATGTTTTTATATAGTATTATATGGAACACTATTATTTTATCAAAAAGGAAAAGAACATTTTACACTTAATAATAATAATAATAATACTTTAACTACTAAAATTTTATTTAATTGTAAAATTATTTTATTTTTAATAGTAGTTATATCATTTTTAACAGTAATTTATTTATATTATTATGGTTATTATAATAAAAAATATGTATTTAATAAAGATTTAACAATTGGATGTTGGTGGCATTCATTTATACATTATATATCTGCTTTTGCACATAGTTTAATAATGTTAATTTAATTATACTCTCTTTTTTATTTATTTTTTATTTATTTTTTATTTATTTTTTATTTATTTTTTATTTTTTTTTATTTTTTTTTATTTTTTT